AATTGGGAATCGCAGTACAGCGAAGCAATGGCGAGTTTTGCTAACGAAGCGTTTATAAGAGTGCCTATACTAGGTTCAGACCTAAGAGGTGCCCAATGAAAGGACCAAGCATGAACGCAGAGTGGATGACTGTTCAGCAGTTTATCTCTGCCCAAGGCGTGGGCGTATTTGAGGTTGAGCTAGAGACTAAGTCTAAGAAAACCCGTTGCAACTGCCCAGTGTGGACCAAGAAGAGCACCTGCAAACACACCTCCTTTGTAAACAATAAGATTAAAAGCACAGGTCATTACTCAATTAATGTTCCTAACTCAGTACCAGAAGAGTGGGCATACGAGGCTAGCGAAGACCCTAAGAAGTTCCGTGAGTTCGTAGTTAACTACGCGACGATAGAAGTTATATGAAAAACGGAGACATTTCCAACGTCTCCTCTCCGCAGGTAGTCTGTGTAACAGACGTAGCTCTCAAACTAAAAGAAGAAGTCTCTAAACGTCTTTTGGTGAAGAAGACTTCTTTTGCGGTAGGAGATATTGATTTACTTGCAGCTAATAAGCTGTGGCACCTGTCAAACAACTATGCATTTTCTTTAGAGCTAGCTGGCTTTGAGAGCGAAGGCTGGACAGAAGAGCTCCTTGATAAAGCCTTTGAGAAACTTGAGCGCAGGGTTGTTAATCCCTTTAACTATTGGCAACTCTACGAGGACCCACACGAGTTGGTAGGGGCTCTGCCATATCGTGCTAATCTTAAGGCTGTAATAGATATTCCAAGCCGAGTCGCTATGTATGGCTCGGCAGGAGTACAGTTAGACAACATCTAGTCCTTGAGGGAGGGCGCTATGTTCAGTATTGCAAACACAAACTGTAAAATGTGTCGTTCAAATGACATTGCACGTATTTGGGTGCATGGAAATTCGTATTTACAATGTCAAACATGCGGGGAGCGGTGGAAGTAATTGGCAGCAGATAACGAACATAGGTTAGTTAGCAAGGTAATCAAAGACCGTGAGATTACCCCTGTACTTCAACGTGGAATAACAGACATCTGGTTCTTAGATGACGACAACCGAAAAGTTTGGACGTTTGTCCGTAAACATTACAGTGAATACAGTGAAGTTCCTACGGCAACAACTGTTCTTGACCATTATCCAAACTACAAAGTCCTCAATGTTGAAGACAGTATGGATTACTTGTTGGACACAATGGTGGACTTCCGCCGTCGTATGCTCACACGACAGGGGTTGGAAAACGCGGTTGAGCAGTTGCAGGATAACAACCACAACGCTGCAATCCTTGCGATGGAACAAACTGTTTCCAAAGTTAATGAGCAAGGAGTACTTGGTACTCACGAGATTGATTTAACAAAGAACACAGAAGAGCGTTACAAGGAATATCAAACAATTCAGAATCAAGAGTTCTTAGGTATACCTACAGGGTTTAAAGATATTGACGAAGCAACCGCAGGGCTACAGGGTGGTCAGTTAGTTACCATCATTGCTCCACCTAAGACAGGTAAGTCTCAAGTCGCATTGCAAGTTGCTATAAATATTCACAAACTTGGTAAGACACCCATGTTCCAATCATTTGAGATGAACAATCACGAGCAACAACAGCGCCACGACGCGATGCGTTCTCACATTGACCACGGACGATTACGTCGCGGAAAGCTATTGCCGAAAGAAGAATCCAGATACATTGATATGTTGAATGCTATGGAAACCGAACATCCCTTTCACTTAGTAGACGCAGTAAACGGTATTACTGTCTCTGCTTTGTCAGCAAAGATTGAGCAGTTAAAGCCAGACATTGTTTTTGTAGACGGTGTGTATTTGATGCTTGATGATTTGACTGGTGAGATGAACACACCGCAAGCAATTACAAACATTACCCGTGCCCTCAAGCGTTTAGCGCAGAAGATTGACAAGCCAATTGTTATTACTACCCAGACCTTGCTGTGGAAGATGCGTGCTGGAAAAGTCACCGCAGACTCTATTGGTTACTCATCTTCTTTCTTCCAAGACTCAGATGTAATTTTAGGTTTAGAGCCCGTAGAAGAAGACGACTCTATTCGTTTGTTAAAGGTTGTTGCTTCTCGTAACTGCCCACCTAAAGAAACTTCATTAACCTGGAAGTGGGAGACGGGATGTTTCCACGATGAGTCAGCAATGATGAGTTGTGAGTTCTGCTCTAACTGGGATAACAATGGTTGACGTAGAAAAAGTTTTACTCTCATTAGATATACCCCTTGTCTCTCAGAGAGGTGAAGAGGTACAAGGGTTATGTCCAATGCACAAAGCTCGCACTGGAAAAGAAGACCACAATCCGTCGTGGTGGATTAACTCCGTAACTGGAGCACACATCTGCTTCTCTTGTGGTTACAAAGGCAACGTGTATACGTTGGTTGCAGATATCAAAGGCATTGATTATTTTGATGCAAAAGATTATGTGACTTCTAGTGCAGAGCTTGATGTGGATGTACTGTTAAAGCGTATCCGTGAATTGCCACAGTATGTCACCACTGAAGAACCTATAGCGATGTCAGAAGCTCGTCTTGCGGTGTACACAGAGCCACCAGAGAAAGAACTACGAAAGAGGTATATCAGTGCAGAAGCAGCAAGACATCACGGTGTCCTATGGGATGCTGCTAACGAAGCCTGGATTGTCCCAATACGTGAGCCTAACGATTACTCTTTATGGGGATGGCAAGAAAAAGGTGCACGTGGTCGTTTCTTCCGTAACCAGCCGCAAGGTGTTAAAAAATCAAGAACCGTCTTTGGTGTAGAGGTTATGTCTACGGAGACACTAGTTGTTGTTGAGTCTCCGCTAGACGTTGCAAGGCTTGCTTCCGCAGGGGTTGCAGGAGCAATATCTACCTATGGCGCAATCATCAGTGAAGAGCAAGCGAAGATTATGCGTAGAGCAGACCGCGTTATTGCAGCCTTTGATAAGGATGATGCTGGAATACACGCAAATGAACTTATGCGTGGTTTTGCTCGCAAGTATGGTATTGAATTGGCCTACTTCAACTACACAGGTATTGATGTAAAGGACCCAGGAGATATGACTGAAGCAGAGATAAGGCAAGGGCTTGATACAGCTCGTGACATGATTTATGGCAAAGCAGCCTACGTATGGCGTTAGATGCTCGTGGAGTACCAACGCACGCCTGTCCTAACTGTGGGTGTCTAGTGTTAAAAATTAAAGCAATGTTTGAGGATTACGATATTGCATTGTGGTTTACTGACGCTGAGTGCAGTGACTGTGGAACTTTGCTTACAGCTCCTACTCCTGTGGATGACCCAGATGTTCAAAGGTGAGCTAAAACCATATCAAGTAGAAGACGTTAAGAAAATGGCGTCTCGTCAAAAGATGCTTGTTGCCTATGAAATGGGTTTAGGAAAAACCTGTATGACTATTGCTGCACTAGAGAAACTAAAAGAAGACGGTGAGTTAACAAAGCCAACACTTGTTATTGCTTTATCTAGCTTGAAGTACCAGTGGCAAAAAGAAATTAATAAGTTTTCAGATGATTACTCTTCCGTAATTGACGGTTCCAAAGGTACTCGTTTCATTCGTTGGGAAAGAGATATGACGTGGGAAGACCACACTGGGTACATCATTGCTAATTATGAAACTATTGTTGCTGATTGGGATATTATCAAAGACTATGAGTGGGGCGCAGTAGTTTGCGACGAGGCAACTGCAATTAAAGGGTTCCGTTCTCAACGGTCAAAACGAGTAAAAGAACTTGCACGTAAAGTCCCAATTCGTTTTGCCTTAACAGGTACACCTATTGAGAACGGACGCCCAGAAGAACTCTATAGCATTATGCAGTTTGTTGACCCAACAGTTTTAGGGCGCTTTGATTTATTTGACCAAACTTTTATTGTAAGAAATCATTTTGGTGGAGTTCAACGTTACCGCAACCTACCTATCTTTCACGAAAAAATGAAGCAGGTTGCGGTACGCAAAACCCAGAAAGACCCAGATGTTGCTCCACACCTACCAGAGACAATCCATTTAGAGCCTTACCTAATCCCCCTAGACAAAGCTGGCACAGAACTTTATGCCAAGATTTCTTCAGACTTGATACAAGAGCTTATGGACGCACAAGAGTTACTAGGGGGTTCTTTTTCTTTAGACGCCCACTACGGACAAGGCCACAAAGCAGGAGGACCAGCTGATAAGCTACGTGGTTCCATAATGTCTAAGATAACTTCTTTAAGGATGTTATGTGATTCCCCACAGCTTTTAGTTGAAAGTTCAACTAAGTTTCATAATGGATGGCAGGAGATTGATGGTGAAAAAGTCAACCTTGAAGGGTCTAAAGGCGGCAGTGTTTACGTGGCTGGTCTTGAAGCTTCTGGAGCTCTTGCAAAGGCGACGAAATCTCCGAAGCTAGACGCTGTAATAAACTATGTAGTAGAACACATAGAGGCAAATGAAGACCACAAGGTAGTCATCTTTACTTGCTACCTGGGTATGCTCCCCCTTATCCAAGAAGCACTTACTGCAAAAAAGATAGTTAGCACTCTCTACTCAGGACTGCTAAATGCAAAAGAAAAAGAAGAGTCTAAAACTTCTTTTCAAACCTCTAAAGAAGTTAGGGTACTTGTTTCTTCCGATGCAGGAGGCTACGGTGTAGACCTGCCTCAAGCAAACTTGCTAGTTAACTTTGACTTGCCCTGGTCTTCTGGCACCGCAGTACAGCGCAACTCTCGCATCCGACGCGCCTCCAGTACTTGGTCCCATGTTGTCATACAAGACTTCCTCGTGCTAAACTCCATTGAGGAAAGACAACACCAAATGTTAATGCAAAAAAACGCTGTAGCAGACGCTGTTATGGATGGAACAGGCATCAACGTAAAAGGTGGCGTAGACTTAACAGTAGGAAGTCTCTTGAGTTTCTTAAAGGGGGAATAATGGCAAGAGTAAAAAATGATGAACCGCGTTTCTCAGACGAGAATGATTTAATTGCTCGCACTAAGAAGTACGCTTTTTTAAAGTCACAGTTAGATTTTCTTGAAAAAGAACAGAAAGCACTCCGTGCACTGTTGTTTGAGAACCTTGACGAAATTGGCGAAGAAGATGACAAAGGCAATGTTGTTATTGAACTTCCAGAAGAAGTAGAAGGTTACTCCGCAGTAGTTAAACAACGCCGTGTATCTCGCAAGATTGACGAAGCGCGAGCAGAAGAAATCATTGCTGAACACGAGCTTGAAGATGTTTTGTATAAGACAATTCGTGTTGTAGATGAAGACGCATTAATGGCTGCTCTATACGAGGACGTTCTTACGGAAGAAGAAGTGGACGAGATGTATCCACAGTCAATTACTTGGGCATTGGTGCTAAAGAAGTAACATGGCTGGACTAAGAGGGCAGGATGAAATTGAAAAGGCATTTGCCGATTTAGAATACATACCTGGCTCAAAGAAGAAACGCCGTGAGGCAGACCCAAAGGTTTCTCGTCGTAAGGCGGGAGAAACAAACGGTTGGGATGCAAACCCAATCATTAAGCGATTAGGCGGAGAAGACACAGAAGTATTTACAATCGGTGCATTAGCACTAGCGTTGGAAAAACAGATTGTGACTATCCGTTTATGGGAGCGCAAAGGTTACATACCAAGAGCGCCATACAGACTTCGTGCCAAGACACTTGGTGGCAAGAAAACTGGAGGCAATCGGGTATACACTAGAGCGCTGATTGAAGCCACTGTTGACGAGTTCGCCAAGAGAGGCTTGATAGGCACTGCTCGCGTAGAGTGGGGCCAGCACGAAGACCTTACAGAGGCACTAATTAGCCGCTGGAAGGACATCACATCCACCGAGAGCTGAAGTGATTAAGAGTCTGTCACGAAGCCTCATTACCAAAGGAACCAAATGCCGATTGCAAAACCGTCAGTTGATGCTGACACATACCTCGCTGAAGACAGCGAAACAATCCAGCCAAAGGTTGGAACAACCGTACAAGAAGGTTGGGATGCAGTAGATGCTCTGTTAAAGACAGACAACTCAGAGTTCCCAACTGATTTCCGTTTCTCAGATGAGCCACAGCTCATCAAGTTCCTCCAAGACCGTCCGTTTGCTACTTACGAGCAGCACTGGATTGAACGTCCAAAGGGTAAGAAGTCCTTTGTATGTATCGGAGACACATGCCCACTTTGCGACATCCTTGGTGATAAGCCTCGTGGCAAATTTGCTTTTAACATTCTCGTTCTTGTTGGCGAGACCACAGGTGTGCAGGTTCTAACTGCTCCACCATCATTGGCTCGTCAGATTAAGAAGGCTCATGACGATGAGCGTAAGGGACCACTTGACCGTGAGTTCTGGGAAATTTCTCGCATGGGAACAGGTCCAACGACACAGTACACCCTCAACTATGTACGTGGACGTGACCTTGCCGAGGAGTGGAAGTTAGACCTTGAAAACGTTAATGAACAGATTGCATCTGCTGAGTCATTTACGGCAGACGAAGTAGTCCGAGAGACCCCTCGCTCTGAACTTCTTGAAATCGCACGTTCAATAGCGTAAAACTTCCACAGTAGTAGGGGCCTGTCTTCCGTTTCCAGGCCCCTACTACACACTAACTTGAGGGGTATTAAATGAACATAATTACAACTAAGAAACAACTTGAAGAACTTGTTGAGTTTTACTCCAAGGTAGATGGTTTTGCATTTGACGTAGAAACAGTTGGAGAAAATAGAATCCAACCTGTTGTAAATGATGTGTTGTGGCTGTCATTAGCTACTGAGGGTCGTACAGATGTAATTCCTATGGGTCATCCTAATGGTGACTTTTTAAAGTGGGATAAAGAACTATTGTTAAGTGGTCAAAAGAAACTTGCTGCAGGTAAAGAGCTAAAAGAAACTGACTACTCAAAGAACCAAGCCAAGTGGACTCCAGTGTTTGATGCGCCACCAGAGCAGTTGTTGCCAGGCGATGTGTTTAAAGCATTAAAGCCATTGTTTTTTAGTGACCAGTTAAAGGTTGGTCATAACATTAAGTTTGACCTCAAATCAATTGCTAAGTATTACAGAGGCGTAGTACCCAAGAAGCCTTTCTTTGACACTTTGATGGCTGCTTTTGTTATTGACAACCGTAATCGTGGAAAGCTTGGCCTAAAAGACTGTGCTGAAAAGTATCTGAAGATTAAAGTTGAAAAAGGTATTGGAGCAATGGTTGAGGTCCACTCTTTTTCAGAGGTAGCACATTACTCAGGGTTTGACTCTGAGGTTACTTGGAAGTTGTACAAAGAGTTGGCGCCTAAGTTAACTGGAAGTCTTGCTCGTGTATGGGGTTTAGAGATGGATATTGTTGGCGCACTTTGTGACATGGAGTTAGCTGGAGCAACTGTTGATGTGGAAGAGTTAACTAATTTAAAAAAACGCCTTGAGATAGACATTGATGCTGCAGTTGCTCGTGCATACCGACTTGCAGGTAAGCCATTTCCTATGAACTCTGTGCAAGAAAAGCAGAAACTATTGTTTTCACCTAAAGAAGAAGGTGGTCGTGGTATTAAACCTAATCTCAAGGTTAAGATTGCTTTGACTACTAAGGGTCAAGATATGTTA